TGATGCTAACTTAGTAGCCGTGCCATATAGTAATGCCAATTTCAAGCCATTAGTGACTACGGCGGCAATAGCTTCCTTATTATCCTTCATGAAAGTTACAACGGCTTGTAATACCGGTATCAGTGCCGGTAATATTTGTTGAGCAATCGGTATAAAGGCCTGTGCTAAACCTAATGCAACTTGCGTAGCTTCTGCTTTCAAGATGTTCATTTGAAGCCATATTTCATGGAGTGATTTAGGATCTATGCCAACACCTTTGATTTGTGACGCGGCTGCTTGTGCATCTGCGTAATTTTCAAAGACTTTAGTAAGCTCCAATCCTTTGGCACCTAATGTTTCAAGCATGAATTCTTGTCCACGGCCTTGTGCCACTGCATTTTGGTAGCCTTTAGCCATTGCATCCAACTGTTGATTCATAGGCAATAACTTGCCATTGGCATCGGTCAATGATACACCAAATTGACTGAGGTATCCTTGCAATGCTTCTGCACTTTTACCGCCACCTGCTAAAGTCTTATCCATTTTAGCGAATGACTTAGCCGCCGCTTCTACATCAACACCACTTAACGTCATAATCTTCTTAAATTGAGACGTCTCGGCAGTTGTCATATGCAGTTTATTGGACAATTGATAGAGTGCTTCACCGGCATTAACCACATTATCGATAATGGCACCAATACCAAATCCA